ATGGCACGAGCCCATGGGGCGCGGGCGCAGATGGCGCTTGCGTTCGAGACCGTCTACGGCACCGCGCCCACGTCGGGCTATCGGCTGGTGCCCTCTGCCGGCACCATGCTTTCCGCGCAAGTCGTTGTTTTCATGTACGAAAAGGCAAGGATTCCTTTGGAATATCCCCCTAATTATCCACCCTTTGCGCGTTGATACCCCCCCCTTGTTCGGTTCCCGAGGACCTCGAAGGGGGCATGGGACCCCCGCTTAATGGGGCAGAACAAAGACTGAACATTGGGAGTGAAGCAGGAGCAGGGCCGCCCCTCGCCTTCACGGCCGGGCGTGCCGGGGTGGCAGGGCTTCCACCAATGCCCGGACTTCGGCCCGCGCCTCTTCATCGCCCGCCGCAATCCGCCGGGCCAGCGAGTCCAGCGCCCGCGCCAGTTTCGCGAAGGCGGCTTGCTCCTCGGGCGTCGGGCGGGTGCCGCGCGCGGCTTCGAGGTTCGACAGTCGCCGTTCAATGTCCCTCATGGTGCGCCTCCAGTGCCGCGATGCGGGCTTCCAACTCAGACGTTTCCAAGGCGCGGCGGAAGCCTTCGACAAGCCCCATGATTGCCTGCCCTTCGCTTGGCGTCAGTTCCCCGCCCGCCACCGCCTCCAGAACCGCCCCGGCGGCCTGCGCCGCGTCACGGGCGATTTCCATGCGCGGCAGGGCGAAGGTGACGGGCGCATCCCTCGCGGGCGGGGCGATGCGTTCCATCACCAGCCGCAACGCCGCCGTGTCGCCTTCCAGCGCCCGCGCGACGGCCTGCCAAGCGAGGGTCTCGGCATGCTCTCCAAGAATCTGCATCACCGCGCGCGTTGTCTTGTTGCGGATGCCGGGCGGCCGGCCGGGGTTGCCGGGGGCGAAGCGGCCGCGCGCGTCCCGCCCCGATGCCGTGCCGTTGTTTTCGGGCTCAGCAGCCATGCATCACCTCCGCCTTGAGTGTAGCACGCCGCGCGCCGGTTTTCCCGCCCCCCCGATGCGCGGATGCGCCGCAGAGCCCGCCAGTTGGCCCGTGGCGGGTTTTGCGCCTTCGCGCGTGGGTGAAGCACTAGGCCGCCGCTATCGCGTCTCTGCGGCCTTCCCATCGCGTCCCAGCGATGCCCGCGCCTCTGCCGCCAGCGCGGCAATCAGGGCCAGGGCCGCGTGAGTGTCGAGCGGCACGCGCGCCACCTCAACCCCGCCGCGCCAGAGGTGCAATGTCGGGCCGGGGCGGACTGTGGCCAGCGTGCGGGGCGTCATGGATTGCCCGTCATCGTTGGCGTGGCGGGCGCGGCAGGGGCGCACCCCGCCCCCTGGGGGGTGCACCCCACCCCGTGGGGGGGTGCGTAACCCCCCGGGGGTATATAGGGGGTCTGGAAGCACATAGGTTCGGCATAGGTTCGGCATAGGTTCGGCAGCGGGTCCGGCATAGGTTCGGAAGGCCAATTTTGGGGGTTCGGCGTAGGTTCGGCAGGGGTTCGGAAGCCCCCGCCGGGGTCCGGCAGGGGTCCGGCAGGGGTCACCCTCCCGCCGCTTCGGCTCGGACAATGCGCATCGTTCGCTTGCTTGGCGGCCCGTGCCCGCCCGGCTCCTCGCGGATAATGCCCTTGGCAAATAGCCTTTCCATCGCCGCCGCGAGTTGTTGCTTTGTGAGCCCCTCGGCCCGGCCGGATGCCGCGAAAAGCTTCGGGGCGTAGCCCGAAGCGTTCGCAGAGCGGACCGCCCGCCCCTCTTTCGCAAACTCGTCTAAAAGGCGCAGGAACGTTCGCTCGGCCTTCGCCTCGGCAGCCTTGCGATCCGGCCCTTCCGGCGCCGCCTCGGCCGTGAACACGCCGCCTTCCCAGCGCATCGTGATTTCCGCGCCGCGCGCCGCGTAGTTGTTTTTCATGCCTCGCAACACCCGGCGATCCGGATCATCTTCAATTACGGTCATGCCGTAGCGATACGTCACCCTCTCGAAGTAAAGCCGCGAGCGGACCGAGTTGTTCCATGCCGTCGATCCGCTCGCGCCGGTGCCGGAATTGAGCCCGGTCAGGCTCGGGTGCGCCAATAACACAACGGCCGCCTCGTGCCGGATTGCCAGCCCGCGCAGAAGCCCGACGAATTGCCGCGCTTGGGCCCGGTCGTTTTCGTTGCCGGGAAACAAGTCGGCCAGCGTGTCCAAGACCACCAGCCGGGGCGCATGTTCGCCCATGGCCGCGTCTATCGCATCGAAAAGGGCCGTGGGTTTTAGCACGCCGCCGATTTCCAGCGTCGTCAGCAGCGCGTCCTGCCCCGCCAGGGAAGCGACGCGCAGATCGGCAAGATCAGACCAGTCCAAGCCTTCGGCCCGCGCGACGTCCCAAAGCCGCCGGTGAATCTCGGCCTCGTCATCCTCGGCGCTAAGGAAAAGAGCGGGCCCGTGTTCATCGAGCGGCCGGCCTAGCCATGCCCGGCCGGCCGCCGTGGCGGTGGCCAATTGCAACGCAAGCAGGCTTTTTCCAACGCCGCCGTCGCCCGAAAGCAACGTGACGGTGGCCGATGGAATCCAGCCCGGCACCAGCCACCGCCGGGGCGGAACCGGCAGACCGTCGAAGCGGGACGCGGGGGGGAAAAGCTCAGGCCTCAGCCGGGGCGGCTTGACGTCATAGACGGGCGGCTTGGTCGCGGCTTTCAGGGCCTTCATGTCAATGACCTTCATGGCCCATCACCTCGCGGATTACGCGCCGTCGAAGGGCGGGGCGCAGCCGTTGCAACGAGGCAAGCGCGGCGACCGTCAGGTCGAATTGCGTCGCCAGGTCGGCCCAATTTACGATTTCTGCGGTGGCTTCATCGGTCAGCATTAGGGCGATGTCGCGCGGCACAAACTTGCCCGGCCGGCGGGTCGGGCGCGGATAGTCGGGCAGCGACATTGCCGCCGCTTGAAGCAAGCCGAAGGCGGTAAGCGGGCTTCTGTCGATCAGCGCGGAAAGCGCGGCTGCGGCCTCGTGTGCCAGCCGGTCGATTTCTTCGATGTCGTCGCGTTCGTGGTGGCGCGGGACGTCGACTTGGGGTATGTTCGGACTCGCCATTGAAGCTTCCTTCTCGTTTGCCTCGGCCGCGCCCGCCAGCGCGCCGGGGTTTTGCTTTTCGAGCATGGTTCACCCCGCCCCTTTCTTCGTCGGACCCTCGGCCGCAAGCGTTTGCAGGTGCGCGTCGACCGCCTCTTCGACCCAATACAAGCGCCCGCCGAGTCGCAGCGGCTGCGGCAGGCGGCCCAGCGCCAGGTCGGTGTAGACCGAAGAGCGCGAGCGGCCGCCAAGCTTTTCGCGGAGTTGCCGGAAGTTCAAATATCGCACGTTGCACCTTTTTCGCCGTTTCAGGTGCTTTATAATGCGCGAATCCGTCCGGATTGAAAATGGCCAATTCGCGCCTTCAATTTCCCGCAATCCGTGGGCTAATTCGTTGATTTATTTGCAATCAGTCGCCAATTACGGGCCCGCAATTATGCGCAATGCGCCAATGCGCGCGGCCAATTTCGGGGGCTTGCTCACGGAATTGTGATATGCGGGGGCGGCCAAACCACGCGGGGGCCGCGCCGCCCCCCGTGTCGCAATGTCGCGGAAGTCGCAGGGGGGGGGGCGGGCCGGATCGCGCCCTATGCCCGCGTCAGTCGCACCACCTGCCCGGCCCCGCCCGTCACGAAGGCCGCCGAAAGCCGATTGCGCGCGCGCATGCCCTGTCCACCTTTCCAGCCGCCCGAGTCTATCCCCCTAAATATCCACCCCAAGATGTTGGATACCCCGGACTGGTTAAGACAGTGCCGGACAGTCAGGTTCAGGAAAAGCATGGGTTTAGCCCGAGCGCCGGACATGCCCGCACAACATCTAGCAGATGTTAGATGCCCTTTTCCAGCACCACGCTCGGCGCGGAGCAACCGCTCATCAACAGCGAGTTGCTGGGCTATGGCCGCGATCCGCTGGCCCCGATCAAGGATGCGGTCACCGCTGACGGCGATGTGGTGGTGCCGATCGACGTCGAGAACTTCGGTCTCTGGCTGAAGGCGGCCTTCGGCCCGCCCACGACCACCGGCACCACAACGAGGACGCACACCTTCCAGTCCGGGAGCTGGTCACTGCCCAGCATGGCCATCGAGACGGCGATGCCGGAGGTGCCGCGCTATGCGATGTACACCGGCTGCGTCTGCGATCAGCTGTCTTGGCAGATGGCGCGGTCGGGCTTGCTGACCGCGACCGCCCGGCTGGTCGCGCAAGGCGAGAGCGTCGCGGCGGCGTCAGCGGCGGGCACGCCGACCGCGCTGGGCCTGCAGCGCTTCGGCCATTTCAACGGGGTGGTGAAGCGCAACGGCACGGCCTTGGGCAACGTCGTCTCGGCCGAGATCGCCTATGCCAACGGCCTCGACCGGATCGAGACCATCCGCAACGACGGCAAGATCGAGGGCGCCGATCCCGGCATGGCGGCGCTGACCGGCCGGATCGAGGTGCGGTTCGCAGACTCTTCGCTGGTGACCCAAGCCATCGACGGCACGGCCTGCGAGCTGGAGTTTGCCTACAGCCTCGGGGCGAATGCCAATTTCACCTTCACCGCCCATGCCGTCTACCTGCCGGTACCGCGGATCGAGATCCCGGGGCCGCAAGGCATCCAGGCCACCTTCGACTGGCAGGCGGCCAAGGCCACCAGCCCCGCCCGGATGTGCACCGCCGTCCTCGTCAACACCGTCACGGGATACTGACCATGATCCGCCTGAACCTCACGAACCGGCCCGAATGGCTGGACCTGCTCCCCGGCCTGCGCGTCCTGGTGGCGCCTCTGACCACCGCCCTGATGGTCTCGGCGCGCAGCGATGGGTCGGTGGCCGCACTGCCGGATGGAGCGACCACCGAGGAAGCCGCGCTCGCCATGGCCAAGGCGCTGGCGCGACGTACGATCCTGGAACGGGAGGGGATCGGCGATGCCGATGGCAATCCGATCGACCCGAGCCCTGAGGCCATCGACGCACTCATCGACCTTTGGCCCGCCTTCGAGGCGTTCCAGACGCTTTACGTCGCCAAGGCCCTCTTGCTGGACGCGGAAAAAAACGCCTCTGCGCCCTTGCCGAGTGGCACTTCGGCGGGGGCGACAGCTACTGCGCGGCCTGTGGCACAAGCTGTCCCGACTGCCCCGCAAAGCTGAATCAGCCGCTGACGCTAGAGCGCGAGCAAGTGTGGGACCTGGCGCAGCGCCTTGGCGGCCAGCTGCGCGTCATCCCCGGCGCGGTGATCGGCTGGGACATGGGGGCGGCGCTGGCGCCTGGCGCGGCCCTCGGCATTTCGCCGATTGCCATTGCCGAACTGCTGCCCGCCCTCGAGGCGGTGATGGTGCGCAAACTCAACGAGCAGATGAACTTGTCGACAAGGGACAGAATCAAAGACCCCGCACGTAGCGGGGTCTTTGTCGAGCTACACCCGGATAGGAAAATGAGCCCGAAACCGTGCCTTGCCGCGATGCCACTGGACCGAAGTCCTAAAGCTCTTGCACTCCTATCAAGCGCTCACCCGGAGAGCCGTGGTTGACCCCGCCGAGGGGTTTTCCGGGTCATTCAAAAGTTTGGTCATGATGGACCTCCTTTCTGATGAGCTTCGAAAATGAGGAATATCGAGGCCGCTTTCAATAGCCGACGAAAAGGAATCTCAGATGGCAGAGAAGCGCGTCAGCGTCCGCCTCGTGGCGGAGGGCAGCCGCCAGGTGCGCGCCGAGCTGGAAGGCATCGGCGAGGCTGGGACGAAGGGCTTCGGTCGGCTGTCGCGCGAGATGGAACTGGCCAACGCTCGGCTGGCGGCCTTCGCGCAGCGCGCGCGGATTGCAGCGGCGGCCGCGGCCGGGGCGCTGGTGGCAGCGGCCACGGCGGCAATCCGCTCGGCGCTTTCGACCGTCGACGCGCAGGCGAAGCTCGCGGCCTCGCTCGGCACGACGGTCGAGAGCATTCAGGTGCTCGAACGCGCGGGTGATCTGGCGGGCGTCTCGATGGGCGAGATCGAACGGGCCACGATCCAGCTGACCCGGCGGCTGAGCGAGGCGGCGGGCGGTACCGGTCCGGCGGTTCAGGCGTTGCGGCGGTTGGGGTTGACGGCGCGCGAATTGCAGGCGTTGCCGCTCGATCAGCGGATCGCAGCCATTCAGGACGCGCTGAATCGTTTCGTGCCGGAGGCGGAGCGCGCGGCGGTTGCATCGGACCTCTTCGGCGACCGCGCGGCGCTGGCGTTGCTGCGGATCGACACGGAAACGCTGCGGCAGGGCGGAGCCATTGTTCGCCATTGGTTCAAGAACAATGGCGGAGCGAGGACGTGCGCGATTTCGGCGTGGTGGTCTCGGACCAGGACGCCGACCAGATCGAGCGGACGAACGACGCGATTTCGCGGCTTGGTCTGATCTGGCGCGGCGTTTCCAATCAGCTGGCGGTCGCGGCGGCGCCTGCGCTCGAGGCGGTCGCGAACGCCATGGCAGCGGTGGCGCGCACGACCGGACCGCTCGGGATCGCGATCCGGACGCTCTTCGACAACCTCGGGCGGCTGGCCAGCTATGCCACGACCTTCGCAGCATTCATGGCCGGGCGCTGGGTCGCTGCGATGGCCGCGGCAGCGTTCTCGGTGAGCAGCGTGGCCACAGCGCTGGTGGTCCTGCGCGGCGCGCTGATCCGCACCGGCATCGGGGCGCTGATCGTGGGCGCAGGCGAGCTGATCTATCAGTTCTCGAAGCTGGTCGCTGGGGTCGGCGGGGTGGGCGAGGCGTTCCGGCTGCTCGGTGATCTCGCCCGCGAGGTCTGGTCGCGGATGGGGCTGGCGCTCGACGCAGCGCTCGCAAGCATGGGTGCCGGGTGGGAGGCGTTGAAGGCCGCGAACCTCGAGGCGCTTGAAGGCATCGTCGAGGGCGTGGTCAGCTTCGGCGACCGGACGGTGGCGGTCTTTCAGGGTGCCTTTGACGCGGCGGTGGCGATCTGGGGCAGCCTGCCGGGTGCGATCGGCGATTTCGCGTTTCAGGCGGCGAACAGCTTGATCGCGGGCGTCGAGTCGATGCTGAATGGCGTCGTCACGCGCATCAACAGCTTCATCGAAACCCTGAACGCGGCGCTCGCCTTGCTGCCCGAATGGGCCACCGGCGAAGGGGGCGTGCGGATCGGCACGCTCGACCCGGTGGAGCTCGGTCGCATCGGCAACCCGTTTGAGGGAGCCGCGACCGCAGCCGGTGCCGCTGCGGCGGACGCCTTCTCGGCTGCGCTGTCGCGGACCTACGTTCGCGCGCCCGATCTCGGGCTCGGCAGGATGGCCGAGGACGCCCGCGCGCGCGCCGGAGGTTATCGCGAAGCTGCGGGGATGTTGTCCTCCGCCGCAGCGCGTCCGCTGGCCAGTTGGCAGGCGCTCAAGGATGCGATGGCCAGATCCGATCAGGATGGCAGCGGAGCGCTTGCGAACGCTGCCGCCTCCGCGCAGAGGCTTGCGGATCAGCTGAACAATGCAGGCGGTGCCGGTCGGCAGGCGGGCCAGGACATCGCCGCCGGAGCCGAGGCGGCCGTCACCGGCTGGCAGGCCGTCACCGCGGCGCTTGCGGACTACGCCGCGAAGGCGCGCGAGATCGGCGGGGACATCGGCAGCGCGCTCGTAAGCGCGTTTCAGAGCGCCAAGAACGCCATCGGCGATTTCGTGAAGACCGGAAAGCTTGACTTCCGCGACCTCGTCACCTCGATGATCGCCGACCTCGCAAAGCTGGCCGCGCGGCGCTTCATCCTCGGCCCGATTGCGAATGCTCTTTCCGGTGCGCTGGGCGGCGCGGACGGCCTGTTCGCCTCGGTCCTGCATGCGGGCGGGGTGGTCGGCGCCCCCGGTCCCGGCCGGATCGTTCCGGCGCTGGCCTTCGCGGGCGCGCCGCGCATGCACGCGGGCGGCTGGGCCGGGCTGCGTCCGGACGAGGTGCCCGCGATCCTGCAGCGCGGGGAACGGGTGCTCTCGCGCAAGGAGGCGGCGCGCTACCGCCAGTCGGACGCGCAGACCGTCAACATCACGATCATGGCGCGGGACGTCGAGAGCTTCCGCCAGTCGCGGACGCAAATCGCGTCAGACATCGCCCGCGCGGTGTCGCTCGGGCGGCGGGGCATGTGATGGCCTTCCACGAGGTCCGGACCCCGGACACCATCAGCCGTGGGGCGCGGGGCGGGCCGGAGCGGCGCACCCAGATCGTCGAGCTGGCCTCGGGTGCCGAGGAGCGCAACGCGAGCTGGGCCAACGCGCGACGTCGCTACGATGTCGCCTATGGCATTCGCCGCGCCGACGATCTCGCGGCGGTCGTCGCCTTCTTCGAGGCGCGCAACGGGCGCCTGAACGGCTTCCGCTTCAAGTACTGGGCCGATTTCAAGTCCTGCCTGCCGTCGGGCACGCCCGCGCCGACCGATCAGCCCATCGGCACCGGCAACGGGTCGGCCACCCTGTTCCAGCTCGCCAAGCGCTACACCTCGGGCAGCCAGACATGGGTGCGGACCATCACCAAGCCCGTCGCGGGAACCGTCGCCGTCGCCCTGAACGGCACGCCGCAAGCCTCCGGCTGGTCGGTCTCGACCGCCACCGGCCTCGTCACCTTTACCACGGCCCCCGGCGCGGGCGTCGCGGTCACCGCGGGCTTCGAATTCGACGTCCCCGTCCGCTTCGACACCGACGCCCTCGACGTCACCCTCGACCTCGAACGCCTCGGCTCGATCACCGCGATCCCGCTTCTCGAACTCCGCCTCTGAAGGACCGCGCCCATGTCCGAACCCACGACCCTGCGCATGGACGCACTGGCCGCCTACTCAAGCCTTGCGCTTGCGCTGTCGGCGCAGGCCGGGGCCGCGATCTGGTGGGCGGGCACGCAGAACACCCGCCTGACCGCGCTCGAGACGCGGGTGGCCGAGCTTCGCTCGACCTCGCCGCTCTACCACCGCCAGATCGTCGAGGCCGACCGCCGCATCGCGGTCATCGACGAGCGGATCGCCAACATCCTCGCCCGGATCGAGGCGCTGACCGCCGCGCTGGAACGTCGCCACGGCGCCCCCTGATTTCCTGTAGGACCATCGTCATGCAGACCACCGACCGGGGGCTTGTGGCCCTCGTCCGGCACGAAGGCATCGTGCCCGGAGCCTATCTCGACATCAAGAACGTCTGGACCTTCGGCATCGGCCACACCGCCGCGGCCGGGCCCCCTGATCCGGCCACCCTGCCGCGCGGCATGCCGTCGGACCTCAATGCCGGGATTCGCATGGCCTTCCGGGTCTTCCGCACGGACCTTGCCGCCTGCGAGGCCGAGGTGCGTCGCGCGGTCAAGGTGCCGCTCGCCCCGCACGAGTTCGATGCGCTGGTGTCGTTCCACGACAACACGGGCGCCATCGCCCGGGCGACGCTCACGAAGGCGCTCAAAGCCGGCACTCGCGTTGCAGCCGCCGACGCGTTTCTGAACGGGCGGCGGCCGGCCGCGATCATCCCGCGCCGCGAGGCCGAGCGCGACCTCTTTCGCCACGGCCGCTATCCCGGCGGCACCATCCCGGTCTGTGCCGTGGACCGCGGCGGCCGCGTGGACTTCTCGCGGCCCATCCAGCGGCTGACCGGGAGGGAGGCGCTGGACCTTTTGCGCCCGCAGCCCGCGTCCCCGGCGCCTGCTGCGTTGCAACAACCCGTCCCCGCGCCGGGCTGGTGGCAGCGGCTCGCCACCCTCTTCACCCGAAAGGAAACGACATGAACTGGACCTTCGCCCGCGGCCTCGTCTATCTCGCCTGCCTTGCGGCCTCCGGCCTCGCCATGGCGGGGCTGGCGGATTTCGACCTGGCAACGGGAACCTTCGACCTCAAGCCCTTCAACCTCTACGCCCTGCTTGGCGCGGCTGGTGGTGTCGTCTCCTCGGCTCTGGCCTCGATCGCGCTCTGGCGCGGCTGGGGGCGGAAGTGAAAGCCCTCCCGCCCGCGCTGCAAGCCCATCTCGACGAGGGGACGACGACCCTCGCCTGGTGCTGGCGGATCGCCCGGGCCGATGGCACGATTTTCGGCTTCACCGACCACGACCGGACGCTGTCGTTCGACGGCACCGCGTTCGAGCCGGAAAGCGGGCTGACCGCCTCCGAAGTGCGCTCGGGGTCGGACCTGTCCGTGGACGCGCAGGACGCGCAAGGCGTGCTGTCCTCCGACCGGATCACCGAGACCGACATCCTCGACGGTCGCTGGGACAATGCCGCGGTCGAGGTCTGGCGGGTGAACTGGACCGACACCAGCCAGCGCGTGCTTTTGCGCCGCGGTGCCATCGCCTTCCCGTCTTCAATGATGTCGTGAACACCGATCTCGCTTGAGGCTTGTCCTCACGGAACGCCCCGCTGTTCGTTGCAGTCGGGGAATGGCCGGCGGCGTGCGACGCGGCTGCCGTCGCACCGGGCGCATATCTTGGAAGGCCGCCCGTCCGCGCGTCCCCGGGCCCGGCAAGCCGCAGCGACCTCGTCAAGGTCGAGGCAAGCGATCTTCCGATAGCCGCGACCTGTCCATGCGCCGTCGCTGACGCCAGCGCGAGATATTGTGGAGCACGTCGCGCGATGAAGCACGACGTAGTCGGCATCAGGTGTCGCCCGCACGTTCAAGACCCAGCCGTCCCGATGACGGTCCAGCCAGTCCAGGTATCCTCGGTCGTCGTTCGTGAAGACCCGCATGATCGAAGGGTGCGCGCTTCCGGACACGCCGTAAAGCGCCGTCCTCGCGCACCAGCCTGCGCGTCCCTTGCAGTCTGCAAAGGCGAGCACGCGCTGGTCGGGCCTTCCTCGTCGGTGTTCGCCTTTCTGTTCCCTCCACGCTGAGTTTTCGCAATGGCCACGCTTGTCCTCGGCGCCGTCGGTTCCGCCATCGGCGGGGCCATCGGCGGGTTCGCCGGCGCCCTCGGACCGGTGGCGGGTTCCGGCTCACGCCTCGGCTTTTCCGGGGCCGCCATCGGCGGGTTCATCGGCTCCACCGTCGGCACGGCGGTGGACAGCTGGATCGTGTCGTCGCTGACGCCGCCGCAGCGGGTCGAGGGCCAGCGCCTCGACAGCCTGCGGATCACGTCGTCGACCGAGGGGGCGGTGATTCCGCGCCTCTACGGGCGCATGCGCATCGGCGGCAACATCATCTGGGCCACGGATTTCCGCGAGGAGACCAGGAGCGCCACGCAGGGCGGCGGCAAGGGCGGCGGCGGCGGCGGCCCACGCGTGGAGATGACCGAATACCTCTACTACGCCTCCTTCGCCGTGGCGCTTTGCGAAGGCTCCGAAGCCGGTCCCGGAGGGACCATTCTCTCCAGTGGAGAGAATGGAGGCGAAGGAGGCCCGGCAGGGCGGGGAGTCACCGGCGTCGGGCGCATCTGGGCCGACGGCAAGCCGCTCGACATGACGGGGATCACCTGGCGCTGGTATCCGGGCAATGAGACCCAGACGGCCGACTCGTTCATCACCGCGAAGATGGGCGCCGCCAACACCCCCGCCTATCGCGGCACCGCCTACGTCGTCTTCGAGGAACTGCCGCTCGCGACCTACGGCAACCGCCTGCTGCAGCTGTCGTTCGAGGTGTTCCGGCCGCTGGCCGACCCGGATACGGCCGAGGGGCTGGTCAAGGCGGTGACGATGATCCCGGCGGCGGGCGAATTCGTCTATGCCACGGAGACCATCTTCAAAACCGACGGCGGTGCGGGCGCGCCAGCGCGGACCGAGAACCTGAACGCTCTGCCGGATCAGACGGATATCCTTGTGTCGCTGGACCGGCTGCAGGCGATGGCGCCTGCGGTCGAGAGCGTCAGCCTCGTGGTCGCCTGGTTCGGAAACGACCTGCGCGCGGGCAATTGCCAGATCAGGCCGGGCGTCGAGCTGGCGACCAAGGCCACGAGTCCGAAGGTCTGGACGGTGAACGGAGTGACGCGGGCGAACGCGCATCTGGTGAGCAGAGATGCTCAGAATCGCCCGGTCTGGGGCGGCACGCCCGCGGATTTCGCGGTGGTGCAGGCCATCCGCGAGATCAAGGCGCGGGGGCTGAAGGTGACCTTCCATCCGGTCATTCTGATGGACGTGCCGCCCGGAAACACGCGACCCAACCCCTACTCGAACAACGCGGCCGGGGTGGGACAGCCGGTTTTCCCTGGCGCGGCCGGATCACCTGCTCCCCGGCAGCAGGCTACGCCGGGACCGCCGACAAGACCGCCGCTGCCGCGACGCAGGTCTCAAGCTTTTTCGGTGCAGCGGCCCCGGCCCAGTTCTCGGTGACGGGCGAAACCGTCAGCTGGACCGGCCCCACGGATGAAGGGGCCTGCGCCGGATGATCCTGCACTACGCGCATCTCTGCGCGGCTGCCGGCGGCGTGAACGCTTTCCTGATCGGGTCGGAATTGCGCGGCCTCACAACGATCCGCAGCGCGACCTCGACCTACCCGGCGGTGGCAAGGCTCGTCGCCCTCGCGGCGGACGTCAAGGCGATCGTCGGCGCGAACTGCAATGTCTCCTACGCGGCGGACTGGTCGGAATACTTCGGACACCACACCAGTGACGGCTCGGGCGACGTCCATTTCCACCTCGAACCGCTCCGGGCCTCGCCGGACATCGCCTTCGTGGGCATCGACAACGACATGCCGCTGTCGGACTGGCGCGACGGGTTCGATCACCTCGACGCGCAGGCTGGCTGGCCTGCGATCCACGACCGGGGTTACCTGCAGGCCAACATCGCGGGCGGCGAGGGCTTCGACTGGTTCTATGCGTCTGACGCCAACCGCGTCGCGCAGACGCGCACCCCGATCACGGATGGTGAGGCGGGGAGCGCCACCGGTCCGAGCGACCCGCCGAACGCAGGCAAGCCGTGGGTCTTCCGCACCAAGGATCTGCGCGCCTGGTGGTCGAACCCGCATTTCGACCGGCCGGGCGGCGTGGAGAGCGGCACCCCCACGGCATGGGTGCCGCAGTCGAAGCCCGTCTGGTTCACCGAATTGGGCTGCCCCGCCATCGACCGGGGCACCAACCAGCCGAGCGCGCGCTTCGATCCGAAGTCGTCCAAAAGCTCCTTCCCGTATTTCTCCCGCGGCTGGCGCGACGATGCGATCCAGCGCGCCTACCTCGAGGCCAGCTACCGTTGGTGGAGCACCTGGGCCAACAACCCGCTTTCCACGATCTACGGCGGCCGGATGGTTCGTGTCGCCAGATGCGCCGCCTGGACCTGGGATGCCCGACCTTAGCCGTTCTTTCCGGAACTGACCGGCGTCTGGACGGACGGCGCGAACTGGCGGCTCGGGCACTGGCTGACCGGACGGCTCGGCGCGGTGTCGCTCGCCGCGCTCGTTCGCCACCTTTCCTCACGCGCCGGGCTGCCCGAGGCGCTGATCGACGTCACCGGCCTCTGGGGTTCGCTTGAGGGCTATGCGATCAGCGCGCTGGAAAGCCCCCGAACCTCGATTTCCACGCTGGCCCGCCACTTCGGGTTCGATGCCGTCGAGACGGAGGGTGGGATCCGCTTCCGTCCACGCGGCCGCGCCGCGCTCGCCACGCTGGCCCTCGACGATCTCGTCGCCAGCCGCGAGGGCGAGGCCTTCGAACTGACCCGCGGCCAGGAGACCGAACTGCCGCAGGCGCTGAAATGGCAGCTTGCCCGTGCCGACGAGGACTATGACGCGGCCCTCGTCGAGGCGCGGCGCATCACCGTGGACACCACCCGCATCGCCTCCGAAAGCTTCCCCCTGGCCGTGTCGCCGGAGGGTGAGGCAGGTTGCGGCAATGGCGGACAGCGCGCACCCGGCGACCTGACCATCCGTTGGACGCGTCGGTCGCGCGCGCTGGTCGCGGATGCCTGGGAGCAGGTTGAGGTGCCGCTCGCCGAAGACATCGAGGGGTATGACGTCCAGATCCTCGATGGCTCGGCCGTCAAGCGCACGCTGTCCAGCAGCACGACCTCCGTGCTCTACACCGCCGCCCAGCAGACCGCCGATTGGGGCGCGCCGCCCGGGCCCGGCCAGACGCTGGCGATCCGCATCTACCAGCTCTCGAACCGCCTCGGCCGCGGCACGCCCGCAGCCGTAACCCTCCAGTTCTGA